CGACGAGCCCCTTAAAGCTCGTCGTCCTAGTGCTAACGCACTACCGAAAGGATAGATTATGAGGAAAGCTGGTACGACAAAGTCTTTTGACTTGTCGTATACCGTCTGGGGGTCTAGACATGATTATTTCTTATGGAATTCATATGATTTAACCACGTTTAACCATCCAGGTTGGAAGCAATCCTCTGGAGATGCAGGTGGACCGTTCATCCTCTATAAAGGAGGATGGCGGGGAGTTAGTCCGGTCTACTGGCCGTGGGGTGGGGCTCAAGGGCCCCACGCTCCGGTTGGAGACGCTTTTGGATCTATCTCTGACCCTGGGGAGACGAGCGATTTAACGCTTTATTCTCAGGGTACTACCGCCATCGCGCGTTGTTTGCCTACGAACCCTTCCTTTAACGCTGCCCAAGCAATTGGGGAGCTTAGAGAAGGACTTCCTAAGCTAGTTCTTTCTGGCCTTTTTAAACAGAAGGTTAAAAGAGCTGTCAACGCTGGAGATGAATATCTAAATGTCGAATTTGGGTGGAAACCACTCATGTCCGACTTTAGAAAAGCTCTCCACGCTATTAAGAATTCTGACCAGATCATTGCTAGTTATAAGCGAGGATCTGATAAGAAGATTAAGCGGCGATATGATTATCCATCTACAAACACGACCACCTCAGCTTCTGGAGCCGGAGAAGGGATTTTCCTTTCTGGTGGCTACCAGTCTTGGGGTAGAGCAGACATCCTCAACTCCGTTAAGTCGGAGACTTGGTTTGAGGGCTGCTTTAGGTATCATGTTCCTGTTCCCGATACTACTATGGGAGCAATACGAGAGCATGCTGCTCTCGCTAATAAAGTTCTGGGGCTTCGTTTGACCCCTGAGCTTGTTTGGAACTTGACGCCATGGTCGTGGATGGCAGACTGGTTTGGGAATACCGGAGATGTTTTAAGGAACATTTCCGCCCTAGGCCATGATGGCTTAGTCATGCAGTATGGCTATATAATGTCTAAATCGGACAATTATAGAACCCGTACTATGTATGACGGCAATCTAGGCCAGGCGTCTCAGTCGACGGAGTATTATCGTCGGCTTAAGCGCCTGCCAGCTACCCCTTTCGGTTTTGGTGTCGATCTTAATGCCTTATCGGCAAAACAGATCGCCATCGTTGCTGCCTTAGGTCTATCCAAAGGCGGCCGACCGTGGAACGAACAGAAGTAGTTCCTCGGAATGGGCATAAGCCCAGTCAACTATCGCTGTGAAGCGACAACTGAAAGAGCAATGCTATGGCCTTTGCTGACCCGCAGTCAGTTACGATCAATGCGGTTGCCAATTCTCTCCCTAGGGTGAGTATTGGTTCCAACACCGGCGTCTTCTCAAAGGACGACGGAACCGTACGACTGTCCGTTACCCAGCAAAATGGGAAGCGGAATCGTCGCACGATTCGCCTTGATCACCAGAAGGTTGCTTCTGATCCGTTTCAGACGGGTCTGAACGACCTCTTTTCGATGAGTGTCTACCTTACGGTAGATAGCCCCGTTACGGGGTACACCATCACTGAAGTGAAGCAGATTGTGGATGCGCTTACTGCGTATCTCACAGCTTCTTCTGGAGCACGCGTTACCCAGCTCTTGGGTGGCGAACTCTGATTTATCTAGGTGGGGATCTCCCCCCTGATTACCAGGATTCGTTGCGTAAGGTACGGCGTCGGACCCGACCACTTTGGTGGGCGGTGGCGTCGTTCGCAATACTTACGCTTTGCGCGTGTGTAATGACTGCTAGAGGGCTATGGCTATGGATTGACACCTACCATAAAGAAAGTAGGGCCAATGAAAAGCCTTATGTTGCTCTGGCAGCAGGTTCTCATAGAAATGGGAACCAGGATTGGCGTTAGCACCACTAAGAGCATGAACTATGCTCTTAGGAGGTTCGAAAATGAGGGGCTAGAGTTTCTTACTCTAGCTCTTCCAGAGTTCTGCTCAGACTTCGAAAAAAGTTTGAGAGAAGGAGGGCACTTTGCTCCAGCATTGCTGAAGCAAGGTTTCTTTCCTGGGTTTGCAAAGACCCGCCCTGGCTCCAAGAATCCTGCTTTTTTGAGCGAATTCATGGACCGTATTTTCGATCCTCAAACTGGTGATCTTCTCGAGGAACCCTGTATCGAGTCCATCTTTGCTATTCGTCAATTGACATTGATGATGGCGAAGATCGGCCTTGACTGTTCTGATGAACGGATCAATGCCGCGATCGAAAGGTACCTCGAGTGTGAGAAGGAAGTCCGGGAATATGACCGACTTATGGATCCTGAGCTTTTACAGGACTTTGAGTCGATGTGTATTCGCCTTTACGGTGACGTTCTTACCAAGATGGACAGTGATGTCTATTATGGTAGGATTGTTCCTAAACATGGCCCTGGGTCTACTGCTGATCGGCTTCAAGGAAACGCGAAGTACGATCAAGCAGAATGGCCCCTTAGGTTGGAGCGTATATTTCCTTATGGAGATTATGCTCTACCTAATTGGCGGTATTATTACCGCATGGATCATGTGGACTTCCTCGAACCCGGTCGGGAACGCCCTGTAAGGGTCATTACCGTACCTAAAACGCAAAAGACGCCTAGAATCATTGCTATTGAGCCTACTGCTATGCAATATATGCAGCAGGCCATTGCAAGGAATCTTGTGGACTATCTGGAAACAGATGTTACAGTCCGCGGGATGATCGGATTTTTGGACCAAGTCCCCAACCAGGAATTGGCTCAAAGAGGCTCCTTCTTTGAAGACCTCGCAACACTAGATCTTAGTGAAGCATCTGATCGCGTCTCTTATCAGCATGTACGCTATATGCTTGCAAAATATCCTCACTTGCGTGAAGGTATTGATGCATGCCGTAGTCGGAAGGCTGATGTACGTGGTGAGACTATACGTCTCGCCAAGTTCGCGTCTATGGGTTCAGCTCTATGTTTTCCTATTGAGGCAATGACCTTCTTGGCCATTATCTTTCTAGGGATCCAGAAAGCTAAGAACACCAGGTTGTCACGAAAAGATATCAAATCTTATCGTGGCAGGGTGCGTGTCTACGGGGATGACATAATTATCCCTGTAGAATTTGCCAGTTCCGTCGTCGAGATGCTTAATGCCTTTGGGCACAAAGTAAATTCGAACAAGTCTTTCTGGACTGGACAGTTCAGAGAGTCATGTGGGAAGGAATACTTTCACGGGCACGATGTTTCCATTGTGCGCGTGAGGTCTGTATTCCCTACCCGACGGTCTGACGTTTCGGAGATTGTATCTACTGTTGCATTGCGCAACAATTTATATGCCGCTGGCCTTTGGTCAACGGCATATTGGTTAGATACTCAGATAGAGGAGATTCTTCCCCACTATCCTTCTATCTATCCAACATCTCCTTTGCTTGGCCGTCATTCATTCCTAGGGTACAATCCCGAAAGAATGGATGAGCATCTACATGTCCCTTTGGTTAAGGGATATGTAGTGAGCTCTTCGTCGCCTGCCTCTCCGGTAAGTGGCGAAGGCGCCTTGCTTAAGTGCCTTCTCCCCGGACGGAATAATCCGTTTGAGGACACACGGCATCTGGAACGCCAGGGGCGTCCTGAGTCCGCTCGTCTAAAGCTCAGGTGGGCTAAGCCTTTTTAAGGACTTAGCTGGATGACCTTGCCAAGGGGTCGTCCGTGAGA